TATAATAATTTAGGAAAAACTTATCAAGCATCAAAATTTAAAAACCCAGTTTTTATTCCTTTTGAGGAAGGTCTGAATGGAATTAGTGGTGCTATTGTATTAAAAGCTAATAAATGGAGCGATTTCACGGGACATTTGAAAACATTGGGTGGTAAAAAGTGGGCAAAAATTGTTCAGCAAGAACAAGTTACTATTATTTGTGATGGAATGGAAACTATGGGCAGATGGTGCAGAGATTACATAACTGAAAAGTTTGGTTCAACAAGTATTAAAACAGGCAATAAAGGATATGGCTTATGGCAAGAATACCAAGATGAAATGTTTACCCAAGTCAATACATTATTGAAACTTGGTTTTACAGTATTATTTCTTGGGCATGAAAAATTTGATAAGGACAAGGAAAAATTTATTATTGAAGGAGACGAAAGAAATATTGCTCCTATGAGAAATAACTCAGATTATGTAGTATATTTAAAATCTAATGGAGTTGACGAAGATGGAACACCTGTTAATTCTAGTGGTTATTTAGCAGAAACAGACGATTTTTTTGCTCGAAGTAGGAATATTTACACAGATTCTGTTATTGAAGATTTTACAGCAGAGAATCTAGAACAAGCCATCATTGCAGGATTAATTAAAGAGAAAGAAATGTCTGGACAAAAAGATGATGTAGATTATAAGGCACAAAGGGAAATTTACGAAGGAGAAGAACCTACTCATGAAGAGTTAAAAGAATCTATCGGAGAATTATTTGCACAATTTGAGGAATTAGATAAGCTTGAAGAATATGCAGATATTGTAACAGAGCATTTAGGTGAGGACGTTGCTGTTAGTGAAACTACAAAGAAACAATTGCAACTTTTAATGAGAATTAAACAAGACCTAGAAGAGTTGCTTGAAAAGTTAGAAGACGAGGAGTAATAATAGCATAAATAAAATAATAGGGAGTAGTTTTTATCTACTCCCTATTTGAAGTAGAGGTGATTATATGGCAATAAAGATTATAAAAGATAAACCTATTAAAAAGTTAAAATGTGTTGTTTGTGAAGAATTTTTTCCAAAAGATGAAACAATTGTTAAAAGTAATAAAAGATATTGTAAAACTTGTTTAGAAACAAAAGAGGAAGAATCTGCTTTATATAAAAATGATTGGGATTTACTCTTTGACTATATATGTAAGTTATATAGTCTTGACAAACCAACAGGTATGATGTTTCAACAAATGAAAAACTATAGAACAGATTATGAATATACTAATATAGGCATGTATTATACCTTACAATACTATTATAAAATTTTAGAGAATGATGTATTAGAAGATACTGGATTAGGTATTATTCCTTATTTTTATGATAAAGCAAAGAAACACTACAATAAGATATTTAATCTCCAAGATTTTGCAGAAGAGTTTAAAGGAGAAGAAAGATCAGTTCAAATAAAAACCAAGATTGCTGATAAAATATCAATTCCTAAAAATCCTTTGCCATTGAATTTTGACTGGGAGGAGGAACAGGGTGAAGATAACTAAGAAACAAATTGAAAAATATCATGATAAAAGAACCTCTTGTCAAGTATTGGGTTGTATAATGAAAAGTCCAAATTTATTAAAAGATAAAAAATATGCATTACATAAAGACGATTTTCCAAATGGATTGCACCAATTAATTCATACTTGTGTATATAATTTGTCTCTTCAAGGGTTGAATGAAGTAAAAATAGCAGATGTAGAAACATACTTAAACACAAATGATCCTAAGTCATATAAAATGATTTTTGATAACGAAAAAAATATTGAATGGTTATCAGGGATATATGAGGACGGTAATAATACAAATTATGAATATTATTATAATAAGTTAAGAAAATTATCACTACTAAGAAGTTATATGAGTGAAGGCACAGACGTATCTGGAATCTTAGATATGGATGAGATAGACCACATAATTATCAAGCAACAACAAGAAAAATTTGAATCTATGACATTAAGTGAGGTTCAACAATATTTTGATAGGAAAAATTTTAATGTTAAAGAAAAGTTTTTAATAAGAGATTCAACAAAACGAAGAAAAGCTGGAGATAATGCAGATGAATTAAGAATAAAAATGAAAGAATCCCCTTGCTATGGATATGGACTAGAAAGCAAATACCTAAATACACTAACTTATGGTGCATTAAAGGGTGGGTTTTTTCTTGAAACTAGGGATAGTGGCAAAGGAAAAACGAGATCGGCCATAGAAAGATTGCTCTTGATATGTTGTTCTCATCTATGGGATTTTGATAAAGAGGACTTCGTTGTAAACCCTAATGGACAAAACAATGTTGGGTTATACATAGGAACAGAAATGAAAATTTATGAAGAATTAGAACCTATGATGTGGGCATTCGTTAGTGGTGTTGAGGAATTTAAAATCAAAAAGAATACCTTAACCGAAGAAGAAGACAAAAGAGTTGATAAGGCAATTGAATACGTTAAAGAAGCGAAGTTATTTTTAGAGGATGAACCTAATTATGATTTATCATATATAAAAAACACAGTAGATAGATACAAAATTAATGAAGGGTTAGACGCTTTAGCCATAGATTATCTTGAATTGACCATAGCATTGACTGCTGAATATGTTCTATCCACTAAAGGAATGCCTGCAAGAGAAGATCAGGTATTATTAAATCTCTCCACTGAAACAAAAACATTAGCAACAGACTATGATATTGTTATTTTTGGATATACACAAACAACAGATGGAGCAAGAACAGATGGTTATAGAGATCAAAGGGCTGTAAAGGGAGCTAGATCACTACCAAATAAATGTGATGTAGGTATTACAGTATTTGCACCCACAAAAAAAGAACTTGATTTTATTCAACCTTTAATTCAAAAGGGAAAAGGGTTAAATAAAACAATAATTCCTAATATGTGTTACACAATATATAAAAATAGATTTGGTGAGATTACTGAAGAAGTAAAAATATGGTGCTATCAAAACTTAGGAAATATGAAAACTATTGATTTGTTTTGCACTAATAAAAATTATGAACCAATATCTATAGATAAAACATTAATTGAATTAGAAGATAAAGTTATTGAAACGAGTGATTAATAGTGGACAGAGATGAATTAATGGAGTTGGTGACAACAGAAGACGTTATTAATATATTAAATGATTTAGGTTCTGGGAGTCCCCAAAAAGACAAAAATAATGACAACGCATTGCTTTTTTCAACCGTATGTCATGGAGGAAAGAGTCATAAACTTTATTATTATATAGATAGTAAAATCTTCAAGTGTTATACTTCATGTGGTTCAATGAGTCTTTTTGATTTAATTATGTCTACCAAGAATATTATTTTTCAAGAGGCATTTGCTTATCTTTGTAAATTTAAAAATGTAACCAATTTCAGTAAACAAAAAAAAGGATTGCAAAAGAAAGAATATGAAAATGAGGATTTGAAATTCTTAAAACTTCATCTCCGTAAAAAAGAAAAACAATTAATAAAACTACCTTCTTACAATAAATATATATTAAATATGTTTAATGATTATATGCCTATGTCATGGTATAAAGAAGGAATTACAGACGATATTACTAATATATTCCAAATAAAATTCTATATGAATCAATTTAAATGTATAATACCTCACTTTGATATTAATGGGAATCTAGTAGGCATTAGAGCAAGAAATTTCCTAAAGCATCAAGTGTCTAGTGGCAAGAAATATATCCCTGTGACTATTGAAAATTTTACTTATAGATATCCTATTGCTTTCAATCTTTATGGGATATATCAAAACCAAGAAAATATCAGAAAAATAAAAAAAACAATTCTATTCGAGAGCGAGAAATCAGTAATGATTTACGGCAGTTATTTTGGTCAAGAAAATAATATATGCCTTGCCCTGTGTGGCATGTCGTTTTCATTATATCAAAGAGATTTATTACTTTCATTAGGAGTAGAAGAAGTGGTAATATGTTTTGATAAACAATATCAAATAGAATTAATTGATGATGAAAATATAGATAGAAATTCCAAAGCATGGAAGGAGTATGAGAATTATGTAAAAGGATTAATAAAAATATCAGAAATGCTTATACCATATTGCAATGTTTCTATAATAGTGTGTTGGAATTTTAGAATTGGATACAAGGACTCACCAATAGATTTCGGAAAAGAAACATTTGAAGAATTATATAAAGAACGATATTACATAGATGATTTAGAAGAACT